TCAGGTTTACGATGTGACTTAAGTATTAAAGAAGGATTAGTTGTTACACCATCAATTAATCCCGTACCATAATGGGTAGAGATTTCTTGGCAATTAGCAGTGTCTAAAAAGATTTTCATATGTTATATAGAAGGATTGAAATAATCCTTACGCATGTACCTTCCAAGTATGTTGGAATTATAATACAACGGGGTTTTCCCGTCAAGAGTTTCTGTTAATACATTGTGAAGAAACAACTGTTTAGTTTCTTCAAAATTTACTTGTCCTTTGGTGGTGTGGAGACTGAGGATTTCTCTTTTGAAACATTTAGACCCCAGAAGTTTCCTGTCCTCTGTAAGTTCCTTAGAACTTCCGTAGTATGCTTTCCAGTCACTTTCACTCGTCCGTTTGCGTCTGCTACCTCTAAGCTTTCGGCGTTGTGTGAAGTACTTCCTCCCGATGTATTTCCTGCCATTCTGGAGATTTGTAATCCTGTAGACAAAACCGAAGAAGTCGCCAATATCAGCAGAAGTGAAAGCTGTACCTTGATATAACCAGGGGTTTTCATAAACTCCTTCACCCACGCAGGTCTCTGTGGTGGTTTCCATCCCATAATTTTAACTGTCAATGTCCTATTTATGTCCAGGTATTGACAGTAATCTCTAAACTATTATCATCCATTTCCCACTCTTCTTGGACTTCAAAACCCATATCCTTGACAGTATTATAGATTGTCATCCTTGCATACTGTTGGGTAACCTTATCTACAAACCTAGAAGCAGGAACATCAAGACTCCAAGTAGCATGATCAGAATAAAGATCGTAACTCTTGGTTTCTTCATTGAAACGGAATCCGATATCGTTTGATATAGCAACTTCCGCATGAACCACAGGATGATCCTCAGCGTGATCTGGATTTGTGATAACCAGGTTTTGATTTTCTTGAACGTCATGTCCCATCAACTCCAATGCTTCAATTAAGTAAGGACGTTCTTTAATCTTTGTTTTAATTGTTGTGAAGTGAGACATTAACAGCCCTCTGAATCGTGTGTAAACTCTTGAATTGTTTCTTCAGCCTGATAATACTCGGCTGTATGCTCACGACGCACTACATCACCCAACTTATCTTCAAGAGCTTTGGTAATGTCTTCGCATACATTACCCTTAACACCAGATACTTTCTCAGTAACAGTGCCATCTTGTTGTATAACAAATGTTACAGTGGTTTGTGCCATAATAACCTTTATTTATTAGTTGGGTTGAGTGGTGAAAAGAAGTGTTCTTTAAGAGTGTAATCTAAATCCCCTGATCCTTCGTCGATCTGAGGAACTCCTCCAGACTGCTCTGGCAATTTGGTGGTTCCGGTTCCTTTATCCCCTTCATCCGTTTCCAATCCGAGTGCATTGCTCCCAGTAACCAACTGGAGCTCAGACTGTCTGGCCCCTTGGTCAGCAGTTCTATCTGTCTTTTGTTGAGTACCTTCATACTCATGTACTCTTCTTTCCAATCGGTCATTTAACCCCCAGTACCAGAGTTTTTTTAAAAAGGCCCATATCCATTGTATCATAGTTTGAACCCAGAAAACGAATCTTTCTTAACATCCTGTTTTATTCCTCCCACCACATATGATTCTACCTCTGTCTCCTGGGGTGCAACTTGAAGTCCTTTAGAAGATATCCAATGTTGTGTCCAGGGTAGAGGATTGTTTCTGGCAGGAACATCATATATTGGTTTCAATCCAATCGTCTTCATACGACGATTAGCAATCCACTCAACATACTGATATAATAATTTATCATTTAAACCAATCATAGAACCATCTTTAAATAGGTACTCTGCCCACTTCTTCTCTTCATCTACACACTTCTCAAACTGTTTTATTGTCCACTCCTCTTCCTCCTTCATTATTTCAACCATTTCAGGATCGTCACCTTCTCTCCAATTTTTGAGGATTGTTTGAGTAAGTACGAGATGTTGGTTTTCATCTCTAGCAATGAGGGAGATGATTTTAGCACTTCCTTCCATGAGCTTGAGCTCACCAAAAGCAAAGCTGCAAGCAAAGGAGACATAAAAACGAATACCTTCCAGAATGTTGACATTCATTATAGCCCGATAGAGTGAACGTTTTAAATCTTTTAAGCACCACTGTGCTGACGGTGATGTTCTAGCATCATCTTTCCAGAAGTTACCTTGACCCCAACACTGTGCTTGATTTATAAATTCATCATATGCTTTCGTCACACTTTGAGCACGTTGTGTAATTTTATCATCCTTAAGGATAGTATCAAACACCTCTGACGGATCAGAATATACATTTTTAACAATATAAGTGTAGGAACGACTATGAATCATCTCCATAAATCCCCACACTTCCATACATGCTTCTAGTTCTGGTAGAGAACAGTATGGAATGAATGCCATACCAGGAGCACGTCCCTGAACACTGTCAAGCATCGTTTGATACTTTAGGTTAGAAGTAAAGATATGCTTCTGTTCTGGACGCAACTGATGGTAGTCTGCCCTATCCTTCTGTAAGGATACCTCCTCTGGACGCCAAAAATATCCTAACTGTTGAGTAGTTAATCTATCAAAAGTAGGATACTTATATGAATCATAACGTTGAACACCAAGAGGTTTACCAAAGAACATTGGTTGTTTCTTAGTGTCAACATGTTCAGTATTAAATACTGTCATTCCGTCAATTTCAGATGGCACAGGCTTCACACTCCGATTCATCAGCATTTTCTAGTTCAGACATAAGGGTAGAGATTTTATCCTCTGGAACATCATCTTTCCATCCCATAGGATGTGCTGGTTCCATTTCATCAGACTTCTGGTCATGAGTGTTCTGATAGTACGATGTCTTCCAACCATACTTATATGTGGTTAGTAAGTCTTGTGCCATCACACTAACAGGAACTTCAGCGTTGTCGAAATGCTCTGGATTATAGGACCAGTTTCCAGAAATCGCTTGATCAAAGAACTTCTGCATAACAGCAACAATATTAATATACCCAGTATTCCCAGGCATATCCCAAAGGAGCGTATAGGCATTTTTTAAAGTGGTATACTGGGGAACAACTTGCTTAAGAGGCCCTTTCTTTGATTTCTTAATGGACAAGTAGTCTCTAGGAGGTTCGATTCCATTGGTAGCGTTTGACACAACGGAGCTACTCTCCGAAGGCATTTGTGCGGACAATGTTGAGTGCCTAAGACCGTGGGTGGTGATAAGTGTTCTAAGAGATTCCCAGTCATGTTGCAACTCCTGACTACAAATGTCATCTACGTCACGTTTATATGTATCAATTGGTAGAATACCATCAGCATACTTAGTCCTTCCAAAGTTCTCACAATGGCCTTTCTCTTGAGCAAGTTTGTTAGATGCTTTAAGAAGATAATACTGGAAACTTTCAGACAGTCCATGAACCGCATCCCATGCTTCTTGTGAATCATATTTGAATCCCAATTTGGCAAGATAGTGTGCAACTCCAATGAACCCTACTCCAAGACTTCTACGTGCCTTTGTAGCAATCTCTGCTGCATTAACTGGATAATCTTGATAGTCAATCAACTCCTCCAATCCACGTACAGATAAGTCACATAATTCTTCCAACTCCTCATCACTACGAATCTTACCAACATTAACTGCTGATAAGATACAAAGTGCTATTTCTCCTAGATGATCATCAATATGCTGAATAGGATAAGTGGGTAGAGTAATTTCCTGACAGAGATTACTCATAGTAATGTTATCCTTAAAGGAAGAATGACTGTTACAATGATCTATATTCATGATATAGACACGTCCAGTCTCTGCTCTCTCCTTTAATAAGTCGAGGAAGAGTTCTTGTGCTGAGATTGTATCTCTTGGGACGGATTCATCTGACTCGTAACGAAGATATAACTCATCAAACTTATCGGTCCCAAAATTCTCATACAAACCAGGAACATCATGAGGGGAAAATAACGTGATTTCCTTATTGTCGATAAACCTTTGGTAAAAGAGTTCACTGATTTGAATAGAATAGTCTAACTTTCTGACTCTGTTGTCTTCTGTTCCTTTGTTGTTTTTGAGGACGAGGATGTCTCTGATCTCTTGGTGCCAGATAGGAAAATGGACAGTTGCCGATCCACCTCTGATACCGTTTTGAGTACAGCATCTGACAGTGCTCTCAAACTTTTTGAGGAAGGGGACCACGCCTGTGTGCTGTACTTCTCCTCCCCTGATTTTGCTGTTGATTCCTCTGATTCTCCCCGCGTTAATACCGATACCAGCCCTCTGTGCGACGTATTTGCCAATAGCCATATCAGAGCTAAAGATACTATCGAGGGTGTCATCAATATCAACCAAAACGCAAGATGCAAATTGACGAATAGGGGTCCGTACTCCTGCCATAATGGGCGTTGGGATGTTGATTCTGTGTTGGGAGATTGCGTTGTAGTATCTTCTGACATAATCTAGCCTCGTTTCTTTTGGATAATTTCTAAACATTGTAAGAGCAATCATGATATACATGAATTGCGGAGTCTCATAAACTTCGCCGGTGCTCCTGTCTTGTACCAGATATTTATCAACTACTTGACGCAATCCGGCGTATGTAAACTTAAAGTCACGATCATGGTCAAGAAATGTTTCAACCTTCTCGATTTCCTCAAGAGAATATTTTTCAAAGATGTCCTTATCATACAAATCTCTATACGCAAGTTTCATGATATGATCATGTAATGAAGGCATTTCCCTCATGCGTCCATAAAGACTCTTCCTAAGTGCAAAGAGTAATAACCTCGCAGCAACAAATTGATAATTAGGATTATCTAATGAGATAAGATCACTAGCAGACTTAATAAGTATCTCTTGGATTTCTCCTGTAGAGATGCCATCATAGAACTGAATACCAGATTGTATTTCAACCTGACTAGCAGAGACACCTGCAATGCCATCACATGCTTGTTCCACCATGCTATGGATCTTATCCAATTGAAGAGGTTCTACACCCCTCCCATTTCTTTTTTTGACATTAATGCCGTTACTCATGCTCGTTTCCAGGTGTTAAACTTAAGTTTTGCTCGTAATCCACTATACACATTTGATTCTACCAGATTCTGCACGTCATGTCCAGCCAGGTACATGTCGTTTATGTCCTTCTCCTGAATGTGATCAGGCCAAATTACAACAGTTTGCTCGGCGGCGATAGCAGACTGTATACGTTTGCAGATTTCGGAGTTCCTTGGTTCGTTATCATAAACCCAAACAGGATTGCTGATACCCCAACGGCTAACATCGCCGTCAGCTCCACACATAGCAATCGAGTTGCGAAGGAACGTGCTGTCGAAAGGTCCTTCGACAACAAAGACTGGAGCTCCTGTTCGGATTTTATCCAGTCCGTAGATCTTTGGTGCTTCATCATCAAACATTACCGTGATATATTTAACAGGGTTAGAACCTAGGGCTCTTCCCTGTACCCCAACCACGTCACCATTATAGTATAAAGGTATAACTATACGTTCTTCATCGTAACGAACGTTATCAAACGTTGGTTTTATTCCATTGATGAACCGTCTAAAGGTTTTGGCATAGTAAAATTCTCCTTGTACTTTTCTGCTATCCAGATATTTGGCTGCGGTTGCGGCCTCCTCTTCATATGTTCTTGGTAAGTCAATCCTGATACGTCTCTTAAATCTGGGTTTGGATTCTTTTGCGACTTCCGTGAAGAGTTCTGGTTCGTTTGTTGTTGATCCTTTTCCTGTTTTTCCATCTTTGAATTTCTCCAAAGAGTATTGCGATTGTAATGTCGCATCTACCTTCTTCAAGAAGGAATTTAAAGTCATCGAAGCGCCACAGTTGTGACACCTATAGTTCACGCTCGTCTTAATAGTATAAAGATAACCTCTCGCTTTACTCTTATTCTTTTGTGAATCTCCACAAATTGGGCATCTGCAGTTGTAGAGATTGGGCTTAATTCTTTTGAATCTCTCTAGTCTCGGTGAGAGAAGACTTATATATTTAGCATCTATGTGATCCAAACAGGCTTATGCTGATGGATTTACTATAACAGATGGAGTGTCCTGTGTCAAGGCTGGACGGATGAATTTCTGTCCCACTGGTGACACGATGAAACTTATAATACCAAGCGCACC